AACACGGTGGTATTTCCGTCGTCTGAGATCTTGTCGCATTCCACCCAGCGCGTCGTTCCGTCCAGCTGCGGCCGCTCCATATAGAGCTGCAAGGTTGCGTAGGACGGTGCCTTCGCCTGTACGGTCATCCTGTCCGTGATCAGATATTTCGGCGTGAAGGTCAGCCCCCAGTGCTGATCATACGAGACAGCGAGATTAACCGTTATTGTCCTCTTGGCAACGCGGTTTTCCTCGATGATCGTGGCCACGATCTGCAGTGAGTCCCCCGCCGCCGGGATGCTGTACAGCTCATTGCAGTTCAGGTACAGCACGCCGCTGTAATCCTGCCCCACAAACTCATAGTCCTCCAGCAGGATCGTTTCCGTTGTCCGGTCCGTGATTTTATTGATGGTGATCGCGCTGCCCGGAATCGTGTAGTTTGTGGCGTAGGCCAGCGCCAGCCCGTCCGGCGAATAGACCGCCGTTGAGATGCTGAGGCTCGGCGTGCACCACTGGTTAATCGTCTGGTCTACTGCCGCGCCGTGCGTGACATTGCTCGTATGGTTGTACTTTGCCGCCGTGGTTGCCGACACCAGGCGCACCTGGATCTGTACCGCCGCCCGGCTGTACGTGCTGTTGTCCACGCCCGCAGGCGTCGTGATGGCCGTGTTGCTCACCATGACGCCCGAATACTTCTTCTTTTCGTTCAGCTGTGCCGTGGCCTGAATCATCGTCCAGGCGGTCCAGCCGCTCCAGTCGTCCGCGGCGTTTCCGTCCATGTCCCAGCAGCGTGTCCGGTACCGCATCTCCCAGATGGTTGCGGCTTTTGCCGCCTTCCAGCTCGGATAAAAGCTCTTTGCCCCGGAAGCGATGATATAGGTGTTCCCTTCTTCTGTCCGGAGCTCGCTCGGTGTTGCGAGCTTCAGATTGACGTAGGTTGTGCTCTCGAAGCAGAATTCCTGATTGGTTGTATCACTGAGCGCCTCTGCGAGGTACAGATTTCCGCCGTTGTTCGGGACGGTCACAAACAGGCTTCCGGTCTTGATGAAGTAGGTCGGAACACTGACGCCGTTTACGGTCATCGTATTTCCGGACGCTTCTACCGTCCAGTTCATGGCCGCTCCCTGCATGACGTTTGAACCTGCCGTAGCTGCCGCTATCATGTTCCCGCTTCCGCCGGCGTTAATATTCTGGATGTTGTTGTATGATGTATTCTTAACCGTGACCTTCCAGTAACACCGATTGTCAAGCTCCGTCAGAGCGCCGGCTGTAATGACGGCGCCCTTGCTTTTGGACCCGGCGCTTGTCTGCAGCACAAGGTTTTCATTCAGTGCGCTTCGGATCAGATAGTTCGCTGCTGTAATTGCCATTTGCTCACCCCGCGTACATCTTGTTCTTGCGGACCATCGTCTCGACGAAATTATTGATTGTCGAGTCGACATATTCGTCCGTGTTGTATTTGATGCCGTCGATATAGACGTTTGTCACCGGCGCGGCGTTCAGGTACTTCTGCAGCTCGCTGATCGGTGCAATCGCCTCCGGGCCGGCTTCCCCACCGCCGAGAAGGTTTCCGTTCATCATGCCGAAGATCGTCGGCCCCGTCAGAATCGCGCCCTTTGCGAACCAGCTGACGCTGACCGTCGGCACCGAGCCGCTCTCCGCGTCAAACTTTCCGCTCATGGTAAAGTGTGGCAGCGCGATGTGGGTGTTGAAGCTGAATGTGGTGGAAGCAAAGATGCTCTGCAGCTGTGCGATGCCCTCCGTCACCACCGTGACCGCGTCGCTCAGCGCCGTCTGGAAGCCGCTGGACAGATCCAGGCTGGACAGCGAGTCCGTCGCCGTGGTGCCGATGGTGGAAAGCTGGCCCATTGCAGAGGATATGCTGTCGAACAGCGCCGTGACGGCAGGCGCGTTCCCTGCGTTCTTTGTGATGCTCTTGATGCCGGCGCCGACTTTGTTCAGTGTCGCCGCCAGATCCGTGATCTTCGTATCATTGACAATCCGGATCACCGCGTCGGCCAGCACGCTGAATCCGTCGCCCGCGTCCTTTGCGCCTGTTCCGATGCTGGTAAAGATTCCCGCGATGGAATCCAGCACGCCGGAGATGGCGCCGCCGATGCTGTCCGTGATTCCGCTGATGGCCCCGCCGATGGATTCGATCACGCCGCTGATGGATTCATTGATCGTGGCGAAGGCTGTGCCGATGCTCTCGCCCGCGGTACCGACGCTCTCGACAAAGCCGCCGAAGCTCTCGGTGATTCCGCTGATGGATTCGCCCACCGCCGTGACAATCGTCTCAATCCCGGTGGAAATGCCGGTCAGTGCCGTATCCAGCACGCCGGAGATGGACTCGCCCAGAGGTCCCACGACTTCGCTGATGCCGTTGGCTACCGTGCTCACCACTTCGGAGATTGCGCTGCCGATCTGCGAGACCGTGCCGCCGATGGACTCCACAAGCCCGCTCATGGAATCCACCGTTCCGCTCACGCTGTCGACAATGCCGGTGATGGCCTCGCCGATGGTCGACACGATCTGCGTAATGCTGTCGGATGCTGTCTGCATTCCGGTGACAAGCGTTTCTCCGACGATGCCGACAACCTCCGTCACCACGCTGCCGATGGTTTCCGCCACCGGCGCAAATGCTGTGATGATCTCCGACGCCGCCTCTCCCACCGATTCCACGATGGTGGCGATGGCGGTGCCGAGGTCGGTCAGGTACGGCCCGATAATCCGGATCGCCGCGGCCACCGCCAGCGCCCCGAGTGAAAAGGCCAGAATCCCCGGCACCGCTGCCGCGAGTCCTGAGCCCAGGGTGCCGGTCGCCGTGGCGGCTGGACCTGCCGCGCCGGCCACCTTCCCGAGGCCTCCGCCGAGGCCCCCGAGCTTCCCGACAATCCCGCCGATTCCGCCGCTCAGTTTTCCTACCATGCTCAAAAGCGGACCGGCCGCAGCTGCAGCCAGTCCGAATTTCACAATGTTCGCCTGCATCTCAGGGCTCAGGTTCTGGAACGCCTCCGACAGCTTCTGAATCATCGGCGTGACCACGGCAAACACGTCGTTGATGACCGGTGCCGCCGCGTTCACCAGATCCGCTCCGATCAGCGTCAGGGAGTTGAGCGCCGTCTTCATCTGATCGATTGGGTCAAGCGTTCCTTCGAAGGTCGACGCCACCGAGCCCTCAAATTCCGTCAGAGATCCCGTGAGGTTTTCCAAGTCGAGGGTGCCGTTCTGCACCGCGTTGAAGATCGCCGCGCCGGCTTTCGTGCCGAACAGCTCATAGGCTGCCTGCAGCTTCTCGGTCTGGGTCCCGTTGCCCTTCATGACCTTTGTAAAGTCCTGCATGGACTCGTTCAGGTTTTTCCCTTCGCCGGCCGCGGTCTTCATGGCGGTCTTGAGACCCATCATCATGGTAGAGGCGTCCAGACCTGCCATATCGACCTGGCCAAGGAAAGATGCCGCGTCGTATGCGCTCATGCCGAGTTCCGCGAAGGATGCGGCATTCAGGGCGAGCTGCTGCGACAGCGTGTCCACGCCGACGCCCGTCTGCTGGCCCACCACGTTCAGCGCGTCCAGCATCAGGCCCGCGTCTGCCGCGTCCATACCGAAGGCCGCCAGGACCTTGGACGTGCTGTCGACCGCATTGGAGACGTCGACGCCGTTAATCTCCGCGAACTGGAGGAACTGCTTTGACAGATCCTGCAGCTCCTGGCCCGTCACGCCGAATCTGGTGTTGACTTCCCCGATGGCCGAGCCTGCGTCTGCGAAACCAACCGGAATGTCGGTCGTGATGTTCCGCATGATCTGTTCCATCTCGCTCAGCGCGTCCCCGCTTGCTCCGGTCTTGGTGACGATGGTGTCAAGTCCTTCGTCTACCGAAGTCCAGCCTGCAATCGCCGCCGCTCCGATCGCGGTCAGAGGCGCCGTGACGCTCTTGGTGAGCTTGCCGCCCAGACTGCTGAGCGTGTCGCCCATGGATTTTCCCATTGCGCTGCCGGCCTTTTTGCCCGCGGCTTTGCCCGCCGGCGTCGACGCGCCCGTCAGCTCATTGGTGATCGTCTCCTGTGCGCCCTGCATGGACGGAATGATCGTCACATATGCTCTTGCGACTTCTGCCATCTTTCTCGCCTCTTCTCTTCAAACCACTGGTGTAAATCGGCTGCTGGCAGTGCGCCCGAGCCGATGTGTTTTTCCTCGTTTCTGCCCTCGTCGCCCGGACGTGGATACTTTTTCGGTGTTTTCGCTTTCTTCCTTGTCGCCATGGCAATGAGGTTCGCGTTGATCATGTTCAGGACATCGTAGATATCTGCCAGCAGCGCGTTTGTTTTGCTACGCTGCCCCCACGCCGCAAGCTCCGGTTCCGTGTCTCTTACGGTCGCGGAATCCTCGCTCAGATACCGGATAAAGGCGCCGAGCGCGTCCCATGACAGTCCGCGCCCGACGTCTTCCAGTTCATGTCCTGTCTGGACCAGCAGGTCCCGTTCAACTGCCTCCCTGTGTCCGCTGATGAACGCAGCGAGGCTTATTTTTCCCCCGGCTTTCCACCGTTATTGTTCTGATGCTCCGAGTACGCCCGGAAGATCTGGACATACGCCACGTCTCCGAGGTCTTCCTTCTCCAGGTCCGGGCAGTATTTCAGCAGGAAATCCTTCGTCAGCATCATCTGTTCTCCCGGGTTCCTGCCGCCGTCCCGGATTTTGGCGAAGGTATCAATATCCTCGTATGTGAGCCTTGCCATCGGCGGCAGAGTGTATTCCCTGCCGCCCTCTTCCATCGCGAAAGTGAATGCTTTCGGTTTCTGAAGAACGAAATCAGCCATCAGTCAGGTCCTTTCTGTCAGGTCGTCTTCTGTCCGTCGTCCATGATCAGCTTCCAGCCGTCGCCGTGCGCCGTGATGGTTGGCGTCCAGGTGATCGCCGCGCCCGGTGCGAAGGTGATGGAATCCATCTCCGTAATCTGGCCGTCGGTGCATCCCACCGCCATGGCGTCGTCTCCGTCCTTCATCAGGAACAGGAACGCTTCATCATCCGGAAGCGTGGCCCCCGAAAGCGTCGCCTTCACAACCGCGCCATGCGCTGTGGTCGCCGCCTCGCTGGTGACGTTCTCATCCCCCAGCAGCGTCTTGAGCACTTCCTGCGTGGTGTCCATGACGGTCGCCTGGACCTTCTCGGAATGCTCGGTCATAATCGTGCGCTTGATCTGGTTGGCCCAGTTGCGCAGGTCTTCGGTGCTCCGCTCCATGGACAGGGAAATGCCGTCCGCGCTGACGTCGCCGACATGCACCCACGCCGCCTCCAGCTCTTCCAGCGGATACGCAGGCAGCGCGGTTCCCTTCGGTGCGTGGAAAAACATTCCGGTGGAAAGACCGATACCGAGTTTGGTGTCATTGCTTGCCATGTTCTTTTACCTCCAAATTAAACATTGACGCGCTCTGTATGCGCCCGAATTATGAGCGTTGCGGAGCACATTGCGAGGTCCGGTCTTGCAGGATCCTGACCCCATGAGTATTGAGAATTGATTTCGACGTAGGCGATGGCCGTCGACTGCTCCGCCGCCACCGCCTGAAGAATGCCGATCGCGTCCCGCAGCAGGCTCAGCGCCTCGCTTTCCGTCTGCGCCCGGCTGTCGATGGTGACGGTGAACGTGTCCACCACGTTCCGGCCCGCCCAGTCGTTTGTGCTGTAGCCGCCTACGTTCTGCACCAGCAGGGACGGCAGGTCGAATTCCTGCGGCAGCGGCCTGCAGTAGATCGCGAGCCCGTGTCCGGAAAGAGCCGTCCGGATGGTCTCTTCAATGTCGATGCTTCTGTAGATTTCCATCAGAACACCGCCCTTGTGAGCGCCTTGTTTTCGCTCTCCGCGATCATGGACGCCTTGTCTGTCGTGCTGACGAATCCGACCCAGCGCCCGCCGCCGTAGCCGCCGGCGATCACTTCCACAGCATAGCCTTCGCTCTCCTCCTGGATGTTGGCGTTGGCCCTGCCCTGGATGTCTGCGGCGGTTTCGGTCACAAGCCCCTGCACGCCGCCGCTCATCAGGATTTCCCGGAATCCTGCGGAATTGAATTCAATGCGCTGCAGTCCTTCGATCATCCGTACCACCTCATGACGTTTACCTGCTTGTGCGCGAGATTCCCGACGCTTGGCCAGATTCTCGGCTCGCCCTGAATCTCATAATCCGCTCCGTCGAAACGGATGCGGTCGCCGGCTTCGACATCCGCGGAAGGCGGCATGTAGATGGTCAGACCGTCTGACACGCCGAGCTCCCTTCCGTCTTCCGTCATTGTGCTTGCTGCCGGCTGCACGCTGCAGCCTCGGATGGTCAGTTCAGCCGGATTGGACCAGTCGAAGATCTCCGAGCCTCTCACCGTCCGAGTCGTCGGTCTGAGCCTGATCACGCTCTGCTTGCAGAAAGAAGGGAGCATTTAAAACACCCCCTGCAGTCTGTACGGTCCGAGGACCTCCTTGTTGTCGTCCGGCAGCGCCGTTGCTCTCGCGCTGTTGACCCAGTTCGTGTTATACGTGACGGACACGCCGCCGGCTGCCTCGGATGTGATGCCGTTGGAACTTGCCAGCGCGTGCGTGACCCGGTGCGCGGCCAGCTCCCTGATTCCGTCCATCATCCCCGACGGGAGCCCCGCGATGTATCGCACGACGATCTGGTCATAATCCTGATATGCCGTCGGACGGACGCCGTGCACGGTCAGGATCCCGTTCCGCTCCACAAAATACTTGCTGCTGTCCAGTTCCTCGCCTGCGATGACAACCGACTTCACCTCGGTGACGAATTTGGCCGGCAGCTGAATGAGCAGCTCCCAGCCTCGCCGCGTATGGTTTGCCGAGATGTTCAGGGAGACGCCGCCCAGGCGCCCGCTCCATTCGCAGGCCAGTGACGGATAGATGTGCCATCCGCAGTAATTCCGGATTGCGCTGGACGCCGCCCGGATATTCGGCTGAATCCGCTCATCCTCCGTGTATCTGGATCCGGTCAGATGGTCGTATTCCGTGTCGGTCAGCAGCTCTGTAAGCGAGTCCGCGTCTGTGAGCGTATAGCCCCAGTTGGTAATCAGGCTCATTTCGTCGCCGCCTTCCTGGCTTTGTTTGCGGGCTTCGGCGCTTCCTTTTTGGGCGGTTCGACCGCCTTGGCTTTGGCCCCGACCTCGACCGCTCCGGCAGGCTGTTCGCCCTCTTCGAACTGGAAAGTTCTGCCGTTGTATTCGTAGATCTTCAGCATGGTTTCACCGCCTTTCAAAAGCAGAGGAGGGTGTTACCCCTCCCCATGATTATCAGGTCGCCGCCTTGGTCAGCTTTTTGAAGCCGGCAGGCCGCCGGACCGCCAGAGCCAGCCGCTCCTCGGCGCGGATGGTCATCAGGTTCTTCACGAAGTCATCTTCGTTGGTGTTGACGGCCTCGACGCTCACGCCGCCGTTGGTGACGACAGACGCACAGGTTTTGAACGCGCCGACAACCACGGTGCCGGAGGTGATGGAAGCGGAAACACACACCGGAATGCCCCAGATGTTCGGAACGGACTGCTCGCCGAAGTAGCCGCCGCCATAGTAGCGGTCGTCGCCGTCCTTGCCCACGCGCAGGATGTACCAGTCGGCGGGGTTCATGGCGATGGCGTCAGCCGCAAAGCCGGTCTGCGCCTGCACATCCATGGCAGCCTGCAGGATCGCGTCGGCGATGTCCGTGGCGGTGCCGGTGGCGGCATAGGTGCCGGTCTGGATGCCGGAGGTGCCCAGCAGGTCGGTGACCAGCTTGCCCTGCTCAACCAGGCCCAGCTCATACAGCAGGCGGCCGTTGATGGCGGAAGCCAGGAAGGGGTAGTCGTTGATATACTCGTCGGACTCTTTGATGTGGCAGGCCACCTTGGCCAGGCTCACGGTCTTGGGGGTCGGATCCGCAAAATGGATCTGAGGTTTCTCGTTTCCTTCAGCGGTCACCGCAGGAGCGCCCTGGATCGCACCCTCGATCAGATATACCAGAGTGCTTCCGGAGATCTGCTCCGCGCCGAACAGGTCACGAATCACCAGAGGCGTGCGGGCGCCGGTCACGACATTGCGGTCAAAGGTGGTCGCAAAGTCCACGGCGCCGGCCGGGCTGGTCTGGGTGTCGGTTGCGGCCTTGAAAGCCGGTGCGGAAACGTCAAAGCGCTTTCCGATCTCGCCCTTGGCCTTCAGGGTTTCAACAAAAGCATCGCCGAGCGTGGCGGCTTTTTTCTTCTCAGGCATGGTGTTATCCTCCTTTTCCTTGGTGCCGATGACCTTCAGCAGAGCTGCCTTCTTCTCTGCCTGCGCGATTTCGGCGTTCTTCTCTTCGATTTCCTTCTGGATCTTCTCCGCTTCGGCGATGGCGTCTGCGTCATCCGCCTCAATGCGCTCTTTCAGGGCGCTGAGTCTGGCCTTCGCTTCGGCCAGCTGTTCTTTCAGAGTCATGCTTTTAATCCTCCGTTTTCAAAGATTCGATATATTCCAGCAGCTTTGCCTTCTTCGGATTGCTCTGCTTCTGATCCTCCCCCGCCGGGTTGTCTTCTGCATTGTCCTCTCCGTTATCCGGTTCGTCTGCGTCCTCAAGCTGACCGAGAACATCCCGGATCAGCATGATGGCCTGTTCCAGCTTGTCCGCGTCGGACTTGCTGTTCCTTCTGCCGGACTTAATGTCCAGCACGGTTGCGTCATCGTTCGCGGGCACTGTGACGCAGCTGATTTCGTAGAGGTCCAACTCCTGAAGCTCATTGGCCTTCATGCCGTCTTCAAGAGTGACCTGCCCCGCGGCCTTGACGTCGTACGCGAATGAGAAACTTTTCAGGCGGCCGTCCTTGTACAGCTCGCGGACGCGCTGCGCCTCTTCCGTATCGTCGAACTCTGCGACGAAGTGCAGGCCCTTCTCGTCCTCATCCGCGTCCGCCTTCCCGATGAACGCCGCAAGGTCGTCCATTCGGTGCGCCCACAGCAGCGGAATTCCCTTCCCGCCGTTCCACCGCTCCTTGAGCGTCCTGGCGAAAGCGCCCTGCTTGACCACGTCTCCATAGGAATCCGCTTTCCGGATCCAGGTAGATGCGTAGCCTTCGATTTTGCCGTTTCCTTCGTCCGCGTATTTCACGCTGAACTCTTTCGTTTTATGCTTCATTGTTTGCCTCCTTCTCCCGTCAGGAGATCACAACCGCCGTCGAGCAGTTGCATCCGCACGTTTCTTCCGGCCCGAGCACATCGTCTCCCGGCCAGCGTGCGCCGTTGCTGAATGTTTCATGGATCGGTACGGTCTGTCCGTTCATGGCCGCGTGAGACGGTCTCGGGTTGTCCCCTGTGACCCACTCTTTCTGCACTGTTTTTCGATAGCCCTGTTCCTCCGCCTGATTGCAGGCCTCAATGACGGCCCAGGACGATACAGCGGTCGCGAGAGCTTTCCCCAGCGTGTCCGAATCCACGTCCTCGCGTTTTTCAAACACGTCTGCCGGTTCTTCCTCTTCGTCCTCTTCGTCGATCACAGCCTGCAGTTTTTCCCTGGTGGCTGCATTGATCGCTGTTGCCCTGCCCTCAGTGAGTTTCTTCAGATATGCGCGAGTCCGCGCTTCCGAGTATTCTGTCTCCATGACCGCCGCAGCGCTCTTCCCGTGGCTGTCCGCAATGCCGTTCACAGCCGGTTCGAGATCGCTGGCCAGTTCTTCGTTCCACCGGTCTTCATCCCACCAGGTTTCCCGGCCTGCCCCGATCTTCGGGAGTACAGACGCGGCCTGCCGGCGGAAAAACTTCTTCAGGACTGCTGCGGTGTTCTCATCTTCGTCCCGCTCGGATTTTCCCTTGATTCGGATTTCTCCTGGCTCTTTGCGTTCCGGTTCTTCTGCCGGAGCCTGTTTTCCCGGCTCCTCGCTTTTTTCCTCCCGGACTTCCGGATGATCAGTCTTTGCAGTTCCATTTTCTTTCCTGCATTCCTCACAGCCGCACTTGATCGGAAATTCGATAACGCCGTTCTCTGCCGGTCTGCCCGGCGGTGCCGGCGGCTTCGCCTGCATGTGCGTGTCCTGCGGCGATGCCTGGCCGCCTGAAATCACGTTCAGAGGCACAATCAGCTCATCCCCGCCGTCGATCGGCGGCAGGTTGTTGTCCGCTCTGGCTTCGTTCCTGGTGAGCCACGGCCCGCCGACGGAAGCCTGGATGATGGATGCCCGCTCCTCAAAGCTGCCCTTCAGCTTCTCCGTCAGGTCGAACTCCACATAGGTGTTCGGATCCGCTCCGATCATCGGAAGCAGGAAGGCGTTAATCCTCTGCTGCAGCATCTGGATAATCGGCCCCAGACAGTCGGCGTACAGCGCACGGGCGTTGTCCTTCGCGCTGGCGTAGGTCTGATTGCTGGTATGCCAGATCAGCGCCGGGTTGACGTGGTAGGCTGCCGCTACATCCTCGCGGCTGAGCTGTTTCGTTTCCGCGTACTGTGCCTCTTTCGAGTTGAACTGATAGGGCTTGATCTCCATGCCGTCTTCCATCAGCGGCATTTTCCCGGCGTTCTCTCCGCCTCGGCCCCAGTTCTCCCGGAACGCCTTGACAAAGTTTGCCTTGGCTTGCTCGTCCCATGGCTGCACGTTCGCAGGCCTCGTGATGTAGGCGTTGAACCGTCCGGAACTTCTCCAGATTTCAGTCCGGAACCTGTCGGCTTGAATCTGCTCGGACAGCGTCTGCTTCAAGGCCGAGATCGGCGACTGATAGCCGCCCGGATTTCCCGGCGAATACATGCGGAACTGCGTGAACTCCGTTGCCGGTATGTCGAGATAGCTTCCCGAACCGGCTGTTACCCGCAGCATGTCCGGCGCATAGTTGGTTTCCCGCTCCGTTGTTACAATCCATTCTTTCGGGATGATGCGCAGCTGGTTCCCGCTCTCGCTGTCCGGATCCGGAAGAACCCAGACCGTAGAGATGCCCATCAGCAGCAGTTCCGTCGCCAGAGCGTTTAGGAACTCATAGCTTGTCTGGTCCGCGTTCGGCCTGTAGAGCAGTCGGGCCGCCCTGGACGTTCTGTCCCTTCTGCGTTCGTTTTCCCCGTCCCGGATGTAGACCTTCAGCGGCAGCTGCGCGATTGAATCCGCCAGGAATGAAATCACCGCGTGCAGGTTGGCCTGCGTGGCATAAAGCATTCTCGGTGTCAGGCCGTCAACAATCGGGCTCTGTTCCGGCGTGAGAATGATGTTGAATCGGTTCCCTCCCTGCAGCGCCCGAAGGACCTGTAAAATTTTAGGCATATCATCTGCCTCCCTGTTTCGTTACACAAAAACCAGCGGAGCGCCGTTTGCATAGGCGCTCTCGTAGAGTTTTACCTTGCTCTGATCTATCCTTGTCGCCGCCGTGAATGCCATTACCGCGGCGAACAACGGCGAGATATCGCCGGCGCTCTTGACGCGGTCCGGAAGCTCCGCTCCGCCGCCCAGGTTTCTGACCTGCATCGTGCCGGCGACAATGTCCATGACCGGCTGCGGGAGATGGAAGATCTTCACGCCGCCCCGCGGCGTTTCGCCCGGCAGGACCGGCGCCGACGCGGCGATTCCGTCCCAGAATCTTCCCCAGCCTGTCGGCAGGTCTGACCCTTCGACGGCAATGCGTTCGATGTTCCGGATGGTGCAGATCTGTTCGGCCAGACCCGACACCGGAGCGCCCCGGCTTTGAAACGCCAGCTTCATCGGTCCTTTGACCGCTCTGGCCCTGAACCAATCGATTGCCCATTCTGTACCAGTTCTTCTAGCAACAACCTCAATGTGATAATTGCCGTCATCTCTCATGCCACAAACAGCTATCGATGTCCATTTACGGTCTTGACTCAAATCAATTCCATAATAAATCGGAGATTCTGGAGCAATCCTTGAATGTTCATCAACACCGCCTGCCCACGCTTTTTCTGGGAAGGGCTGTGGTGCGAGAGATTCTACCCACTGACAAAGGCACTCTGTACGGAAAATATCTTCAGGATCCGTTGCGCAAGCAGAACGAAGCGCCTTCTCAGTTAAAAATCCATATCCAAGTGATGGATTCGCTTGCGCCCATGCTTTTGGATCTTTCAAATCACATCCTGGCTCTGCTGACCACTCAAACAGACCGATTGATGCATCGTCAAGGTCTTCCCCGCCAAGCGCATCTCTTTTACTTGCTATCTTATCCGGATCTCCAAGCATTGCATGAGCTTGCATCCTCAGATGCCGTAATACTACACTTGTTGAATCTCCAGCATTGGAAACCGCAACAAGAATTGCAGAT